AAAATTTGTTGTTTAATTTTTTCTAACATTTCCATCTCCTTCTAGCTTGTCTTAGCCTTGAATTTGGATCTGCAGCTGCTTTTGGGAACTTCTTCATTTGGCCAGCACTTCTAGCACAATATGATTTACGTCTATTTGCAGCCTTAGAACCTTTTTTTACTTTACCTGTAACAGCAGTTTTTAACTTAGATCCAGGATTATCTCTCCTGTATTTAGAAACACCAGCTGCTGTCATCCCCGCTCCACTTTTTGTAGAACGAAAATATTTTTTACTTCGTGGAGGCATTACATCGCCTCCACGTTTTAATTTTAAAAGTTCCGATGTGTATACTTTATTAGTAACTTCCATCGAAAAATACCGTCACACTATCATAACCACTGCTGATATCTATGAATGCACCATTCGGATAACGAATACCTTCATCAGGAATATAAGGATCTAGCATACCAGCTGCAGCAGGTGCATCTAGTTCTAATCTTTTATCTCCTGTTTGAGATCCGTTTCTAATGATCATTGCACCAGCAGTTGAAGCGTTTGAAACTCCATGCATTCCTCTTACTCTTGTCGCTCCAGCAAATACAATACCAGTGGTATCGGTTGTTGCTGTAAATCCAGCAGACACTGCTGAAATAGTTGCTGTATGACTAATGTTAGTTACTGTAAGAAACTTTGTTGATCCTGTAACTGTGTTAGCGTTTGGACCAGTTCCGATTGTTTCTGAAATAACTGCACCATTTGCGTCAGTTCCTGTAACTGTAAAAGAAACAGCAGCATTGTTGTTAGCAGAAGTTAGTGTAACAGTCGTTGACATGTTTGAGCCATCGTTAACAGCAGACCCAGTTAAGGTCATATTTCCTGCTCCTGTTGGAGACTGCACAGCAGCAATCGCTGTTGTGCTTGCTGAAACAGCTTTAAACATTTTCGCCTGTATACTCGTACTTGACATATTTTCTCCTTATTGGTCTCGGTGGGTATCAAGATCAATAAATGTCCTGAAGTTTCCCACCAAGATAATTAATTATTACGCTGCAAATGCAAATGCACCAGTAACAGCTGCTGCTGCACCAGTAAATTCAGTTGCAATGTGCCATGTACCTTCTTCAAAACACATGAAAGCAATTTTTCCACCAGTTGTTAGAACATTAGTTGCTGCATCAGCTGGAGTGAAAACTAATTTAGTTTCACCTGCTGCTGAAGTATCAAAAGTTACTTCATTTGCTGCTCTTGATTCTATTAACGAACTAGTAGCCCACACGTCAGTTCCTGCTGCGTCAAAAGTTAAAGTTGCAGTTCCGCCAGCTGTATCTTTAGATTGAACATAAACAGCAATTGCACCTCTAGTAGCTGCAGGTAATGCTACCGTACATGCTGCTGCTCCAGTGTAATTAACAACTGCTATAATACCATCTGCAATTGAGATGTTTGTAGCTGTTGCTGTGTCTGCTAATAATAAACCAGTTAAGTCAGGCATACCTGAACTCATTCTAGTTGTGATTGCACCTGATGATGCATTTTTTGTAGCCATTTGAAAGCCACCTTCGGACCTTACTGGTCCATTGAACGTAGTTGATGCCATAATTTCTCCTTTGTATAGCGTTCGTTATGTCGTCTCTATACCGTCTGCCTAGCCAGTCGACATAATAAATTTAATCTAGGTCTTATTATTATACATAAAAAAAGGGGCGATGTGAACACCGCCCCTTTAATTTCTAATACTGTTAATTAATATTAGCTAGTTGGTAATTTACCGTTACCAAATATACATCTTGGATCTGAGAATCCAAAAGAATATCTTTCTCTAGCTTTAAATCTAACATTTCCAGTATCGAAGTCACCTTCCATTGCTGTTTTGATTGGTGATCTAACAAACATTTTCATGCCGTTAGGTACATCAGTCATTATGAAAAAAGCATCAGGGTCACTTAAGAAGTTATTAACTCTGTAACCTTGAGGTACCATTCCCATTGAAGCAATAGCGTTGATGTCATTGTCAGCTGTGCCGACTCTTTGAGGAGATTTCATCAATCTCTCAGCAGTAAATTGTAATTCTTTTGGAATTATCATTTTCATACCTTGAGAAGCGATTTTTAATCCTCTTTCATCAACAAACGAACTGATATCAATCAATGATTGTTCAAGTGAAGTTTCGTTAAGATCTGCTGCTGTTGCAAGAACGTTTGACAAGACACCACCAGTTGCTAGTGGGTGATTAGCGTTAATTAAAGATACGCCATCTCCACCAGTTACTGTAGCTACTTGTGCTTGGTTCAATACGTTTGCAGCTTTCACTTGCTTCGTGTTAGCCATAGATCTTGCTAATGCTCTTGTGTATCTAGCAGCAAGTCTATCGTATAGGTTATCTTCGATTGCTTCTTCAGTGATCGAGAATGCTAAAGCGATTGTTTCGTGATTGTATCTAGCTGTAAATGTTTCTTGAGCTTGATCAAACACTACTCCAGCACCTTCTTGTTTAGTTGGTGCAGAAGCAAATCCACTTAACATTACTTCTTCTTCAAAAGCTCTGTCAGATGTTTCTGTAGTATAAATTTCAGCATGCTGATTTTCATACCTTTTGTATTCCAGGCCGAATAAAGCATTCAAACCTGGCTCTAGTTCTTTAACTAGTTGCGAACGTGATATAGCCATAATTTATTCTCCTTATACGCCTGTTCTGCTTCTATATTGGTGATGATTAATTCTTACCAAGATATTAGCGTTACTCGTTGCGGTATCTGAGTTATCAGGGTCTTGTGAAATATCAATTGCTTGAAGCACGAATGATATTGTCGTTCCTGAATTACTCACATCTAATTGAGTTTTAGAATTACCAGTTTGTGTTACACCAGTTGTGTTTGTAACAGCATAGTTTTTGTAAAGATCAGCTCTTGTGAATGCTTCGTCAGCATTAATTAAGAACACCGCATCTGGGTCATCTACAACAAAAGCTGTTATATCACTTGCAGCTACACCACCAGGGTAATAGTTCAAGTAAGTTGGCTTTTGAGTAGTTGGATCTGAATAAAACACACCGTTAAAAACTCCCACAACAGCTGTAGATAGTCCTGCATCATTTGCAGCGCTATATCTCTCGATGTTCCCAGCAGTATTTACTGTTACTAGGTCACCTTGATATATTGCAGTTGCGTATGAGCTTGCTATCGTATATCTGTTTTGGGCTCCAACTAATGGTGTTCCGTCTAGTTTTCTATACGGTCTTAGACCGAATTTTTCTAGTACATTTGCCATAGTTTAGTTTCCTTTTTAGTTAACGTTTTATTTAAGACCCGATAGCAATTGCAAAAAAATTATTTCTTGCGACTACCACCAAAGGTCACTTTTGACTGTCTATCAATATTGATAGGCATGTCAGGATGTTGTTCCTTCATAAGATCATTATCGACCGCTTCAGCTCTATCTTGAGTTATCTTATCAAAATATGCCTCACGACTTTTAAGAATCTCTAAAGGGATTCTGCCCAACACAAGGCCCCCAATTCCGATTAACCCCTGATGTGCTCCTTCAGAAATTGTTGGATAATCGTTTTTGCCTAACTCACTTATAATAGTATCGGCTCTAACAAATTCCCAACCTTCTCGAAGCTTTCGAGATACATTAGATGTATCATCGAATCCTTGCACTGATGTTCTTATCCATCTATGTGCGTAACCTTTCGGTGCAGGTGGCGCATCCAAACTGGATGATGGAGCCCAATCAACTTTTCTCTCTTCTTTAGATCGAGTTGATGACTCGCGTGAAGTTCTTATCTTTTCCATTAGTTTCCTCCCTTCACGAATTTAGCGTATTCCTCTAGTGGCACCCCTAATTTCTTAGCGATTACTACCTGTGACTTGGTGAGTTTCACAGACTTGCGTCCTCCTTGTCTTCGACTTACCCCAGCAACGTTTTGGACGGGTTGCTTAGTTGCAGGCTCTTTAACAGTCGAATCCTGGGCAAACCTTTGAGGGAAATATTCCTTCATTCGTTTGTTAACATTATTATAATACTCATCACTGTCAGAGACAACCCCTTGGGCTCTTAACTCTTCATCAATAGCCATTGCAGCCTGAGTCATAACTCTATCTGCTCCGAACCATTCATTTTTAGCTGCCCAATCCTGTGCTTTTTGTGATATTTGCACTGGTTGTTCACCTAGGATTTGTTCTTCTTGTGTAGTATTTTTATTTTCTTCGGCTTCTTTCTTCTTTGTCTCTCTGTCTTGTAATGTTAAATTAACCTTTTCGTTTTCTACAGCTAATTTAGTCATTTGAGAGTTTATTTCAGCTACCTTTTCAGCATCTTGGCTTTCCATAGCTTCTTTCAGAGAAGTTTTTAACTTCTCTTGTTCTGAAGATACTCTTGCTTGGATTTCTTTAAGGTAATTGTTATCAGTTTCCTGGAGTTTATTTTCAGTATTATCATACTTCTTTTTTAACCCCTTTGCATAATTCAAAGCAGCTTTTTCTCTTCTTTCTGCTTCTTTAGCTTGGAAAACTAATTCATTGATTCTCTTTTGATAATTTGATTGTTTATCTTTTAAATTATCAGATTTAGTTTCAACGTCTTCTCCAATCTCAACTTCAGTTTTAGGCTCTTCCTTTTTTTCTTCAGGTTCTTCCTCTTCAACGTTATCTCTGATTGGATCGGTGTATCCTAAATCAACATTTTCTTTTTTAGAAAACGCTTCATCAGGTTCTTTTGGTGTTTCAATACTAATAGATTCCTCATTAACGCCATCAGTATCTAGCTCAATTTCTTGAGACTTTTTCTCTTCTTCTGCCATTTTACCCTCCTAGTAATGGTGCAAAATATCAGCAGGATTAGATATGGTAGCGATGATTTCATCATCGTTCAAGATCCGCACTTCTCCGCCTTCTATTTTGAATCGAGAGCCTGCGTATCTTCCGAAGATAACCCAATCGTTTTCAGCGCACCATTTGCCTAAAGGAAATTTTTCTTTATCCCTGTAACAAAGGTTACCTTGCTTAAGAACAAGGCCAACAACTGTTGTAAGCTGAATTGTTTCTTGAGTGTTTTCACTTAAATATAAACCACCTTTTGTCTTTTCTGGACCCGCATAAGGAAGAATTAACATTCTATAACCCGTAGGCGTAGGTAATCTATCTAAAAGTTTTTTATCTATTGATTTTTGGTCTAAGACTTTTTTGACTTTAGCTTCATCTTTGTAAGCTTTTTCCAATGTCTCAGTCCGTTTCGGTTGCTCCGTGGACTCTGTCATTTATATTTGCTCCTGTTTTTTTAACAAGTCTATTATGTCTTGTTGCAAGTCATCAAGTGACTTGATTTGTCCTCTAATATAGTGAAGGTCATTCAAATTGTCAACCTGATGTATCAAATTATCTTTTAATCGTTCTTTACGTCTTTTAATCAAATTTTTGATGACATCATTTGATGCTGTATCAATTGCCATTTTTCTCCATAAGTAATTTATTATCTCCTACCTCTATTGTTTCAAATCCAAAATACTTTAAAGCATCTTTAATTAATTTCATATCGTATGTAACCCAATCGTCAAACACTATTCTAGTATTTGGTGCTGCTTTATTAGCAAACCAGACAGCTTCGGTTAATACTTCATGTGTTGTGTGAGGCCCATCTAACATGACAAAGGCAAATTTAGATTCTTTATACTGCGGGTGATTCATAAAATCAGTATCGGTCATGTTGTGAAAACGATATTTACCAGAATTCAAATACCATTTAAAATCTTTGAGCATTTCATCTCTCATTGTATCGGGATAAGTAGGGCTAACCCCTGAAAGATGCCTAATACCACTTCCCTTATCAAAATGTTCGTATTTCCTGTCTCCATAAGGATCAACACCTATGTGTAAAAAGTTATTTTTTACATTGTCCATTATAATTTTAGAACTTCCGCCTTTTCTTATTCCTATTTCACAAGAATAATATCCTTGACAGTCAAAATCTTTAGTCCATTTTTCTAGGAGGTTACTTTCACCTGAATCGGTTTCGATCATACTATTTTGTAACACTTTGAATATTTAAAGCAAGTTTATTTTGTGCCTTTAAAGATTTGTGTACCTTTAATACCAAAAATAGAAGCAACTACAAGTATCCAAAGATTTGTAAACCATTTTGGGAGGTTACTAAAATGTTCAAAGAAAGTATTTACTTTGTCCATCGCAGTTGGATCGTCTGATATCACTGCCCAAGCTAAAACTATGATAGGGGCAGACAATATCCCAAGTACAAATTCGTCCTTGTAATCGTTTTGTCTCGCTTCAAGTAGTTTTCCTTGGTAAGCTTCCTCACCACGAGCTTGTTTTTCTGCATGTAATAATTGTGCATCAGACATTGCAACTTTTGCCTTCTGACGGTTAGAATAAATTTTACTTCCAGCGCTTACGGCTAATTTAATTGCTTGAAACCACATTTTTTAATACTCCTTCTAATTTTTTGTACTTTTCTCTACTGTTAGCATCATCACAATATTGTTTTAATACTTCAGTAATTTTATTTTTTCTTCTATCACATAGATAATTATATATTTTGAAGTAAATATCAACTGCACCCTTACCTCTAATTCTCCATCTCCATGTATCTTTGTGGTGTTTTTGTCTAGGTTTTATAAAAACAACGGATCCTTTACCAAAAAAATCTTTTAGTCTTGTAATTACATCTTTATCTGTCATTTCAACGGATATAGAGGGTATCGCGTAGCCTGGTTTAGTTTTTTCGTAAGCTATACAGCCCTCGCCATCAATAATACCTGCAAAATAGGCTTCTTGATTACTTTTTGTTTTTTCTTTTAGTGAGGGGAACTGTAATACCTTGTGGGTTTGGTCCTTTTTTAGGTGGTGGTCCAAATTTTTTTCCTCCACTAAGTCCTTTTCTTTTTTCTCTTGCAGTTCTTGCCATAATAAATCATTATTTTTGTTCTAGTTTTCTTTCAGCTATATCTAATCTGTTATCAGCTTGTTGATCTTGCTGTTGAAGTCTATCATATTGGAAGTTTAACTTCTCTGCTTCTCTTTGATTTTCTTGTTCTTGTTTAAATTTAGTTTCTTCCGCTTTTCTTTGCATATCCATAGCTTTTAAATCAATTTCTTGTTGTTTTATTCTAACTAATGGATCTTGTTTAGCCATACTGGCTTTCATTTCTTCTTGAACTAGTTGTGTAGTAATCTCAGCGATAGCTGTAGCAACTGCAGCATCAAACCTTACTTGAAATTGTTGAGGATCTGTTTGTTGTAACTGCATTAATTGTGGGTCTTGTCCCATTTGTTCACCAACTTCTTGTCTTGCTTTGAAAGAAATGTGATCAGATATATGTGATTGTAATAAAGCATAGACCTGTGGGTTTATTTGAACCATTCTAGATGCCATAAATGCTGAGTGAGCAGCTATGTGTGCATCGTGATCTTGAAATTCAAAAGCAGTTAACAACTTCATCTGTAATGCTCTAGCATTTTCTTTTGCTGGATCCATAGGTTCAGGTTGTTTAGCTGGTGGTTTTAAAATTGTTTCTATTTGTTTTGTACCTAAAGCTTCATAAACTCTTCTATAAGCTTCGTGAATGTTGTGTAATTGTGGATTAGAACTAGCAATTTGTAGTTGTGTTTGAGCTAAGGTTACTCTCTGAGCCATTGACATAATATTTGGATCAGCTACTGGTAAAACATCTACTCTGTTATCAAAGTCTGTACCTTTAATTGTTCTTGGACCACCATAAACATCATAGGGATATTCAGCAGGTAAATATTCTCCACACAACCTTGCTAAAATTTTAAATTCTAGTCTCATTGCGTAGTAACATCTTTTGTGTACACCACTCATAACTCTAGATCCTCTTTCCATCATAGCAATAGTAGTTCCTACTGCTCTGTTTTGCGTATCATTACCTACTGCTGTATCTGTGATGGCTGCAAACTTTTGACCTGCTTGTACAACGAAACCTAATAAATTAAATAATGTTGTACTTGGTTCAGAGAAAGGAAGATTAAAAAACTGATCTCTTATGTTACCCCCTGGTGCATCGACATCTCTAAACTCTCCAGGTTGTATTGGTTGGTCGTCATCTCTAACTCTTATACCTCTTGATTTAAATCCTGCTGGTAAATTTTTTAAAGTACCTGCATCGATCAATTGTCTTAGTGCAACTGTAGCTGCTCTAGATAATCCACCAATTGTGTGGATTAGGCCAAAGCCATAAAAACCAAGTCCAGGTAAAAATTTGTAGTGAACAAAATATTCTATTCTTGTGTAGTTCTGGTCATCCACTCTGTAATTTCTATAGATAGATAAAACTTCTCCTGAGCTTTCGTCAATAGTGACGATGTATGGAATCTTAATTGATTTTTTAGATCTCTTATCAAAATTCTCGTAGTCGTCTAAATTTAAATCAACATGCATTTCTAAAATGGTATGTATGTAATCTGTAAATCCTGGTTTAACTCCATCAAGATCATCTATCTTTTGTTGTAGATCAGAATCTTGCACATTACTTGGATTAGGTAATTCTATATCTCTATAAAAACCTGCGGCCATTTTTTTAGCTACATCATTTTCACTCATTTTAATAATGTGTGTAATTCTACCTGCATCTTTTAAATCTGAAGCATAGTAAGGAACAACTAAATCTTCTGCGGGTACAAATTTTGATACTGGTCTTTTTAAAAATTCATCATAATAAACTTTTTTAAATGTCGATCCTGATAATGGTAAATAGTATAACATCTGATCCATATCAGTTGTGTAGTCCTCCATCTTCTCCATAAGAAGATAGTTAAGATACTCTTGTACACGATCTGATTGTTGTTCGGTGGCAGGTGTTCTTAGTCCTATGACTTGTGTTCTTACTGGACCATCACTTGGTAATAATTCTTTGTATGCTGAAGCTTGGAATGTTGTAGCACTTTCACTTAACAACGGATGAGTGACACCCGATGCACCTTTGAAAGGTCTTGTCATTTCGTTGTATTTAACACCAAGAAGATCTAAACCTTTAGTATAGCCTTCTTCCCATTCTTTTCGTGATTCTCTATCTTTTTTAAATTCACCAATTAATTCTAGCCCTAAACGTTTGAGCTCTCTTTCGTCCATCTCTTCTGCAAGATTGGCATTGAAGTCGTCCTCTAAATTTTCTTCTACGACTTCTTCTCCTTCGACCTCAACAACGGGTGGTAGACCTTCAGGTTGTTCCTGAATTTCTTCTACTTTAGTTTCATCAACGATGTTTTCGGATATTTCCTTTTCTACAGCCATAATCTAATTTATCATAAGGTTTTAAATATATCCACTACTAAGCCACCTTGAGCTTTATAGAGTTTCTGTGTGTACGCCATATTGGGTTTAACTTCAATAGCAAAAGCATCGAAATACAACCTTGGGTCATTTTCTTGTATAAGCTTATATCCTTTCATAGGACCATTAGATGCTGTTTCATGATAATCACTTATGATTTTTTTACCGCCCTTAGCTTCAGGATATGTAAAAGTATCTTTCATAACCTCTTTATAAGGTTTTTTAGGATCAGATAAAGAAAGTTTAATAGTGCCTGCTTTTGAATCATTAAATTTTGCAGCTTTCTTCATCAGTTGTGGCATAACTGCTTGTCCTTTTTTATCTATACCTTTACCATTTGCATAACCATAAAATCTTTCATTACCCGCTTTATAACCTTGTCTGAAATGTAATTTATTAAATGGCATAACAGCAACATAATCAAAGTTTTCTTTAGCCGCTTTGTTCATTAAAAATTTAAGTGAGTAATCTCCATAAGCATCAGCGTCTAACAAAGGAAAATAATCGAATTTTTCTTTTCTCGCATCGTAAGGATTTCCTTTTTTAAAAGTATTATTAATTTGTTGATTTATATTTTTTAAATCATCAGATATAGCTCTAGATTTATTAAATTGATTTTTAGCTATGGCATCATCCATATCTCTTAATAATTTTGTTCTAGAATTAACAAGTAAATCCAATTCAATATCCTTTTGAAAAGGATTTATTCTTCTTTCACCTTTAAAAGCTTCTTTCGCTGTAAGCTGTTTAGCAATAGACTGATTAGCATCAGATTGTATTTCATGGATGACCATGGCCTTTTTTCCGTCAGGCGTTATTCTTGTATCGTACCTTACATGAAATAAATTATTTTTGAGTCCTTCGTAATGACCCATGTTTCTCATAGGGTTATTGTTACCTAAAATAGGTTCATCAAGAACGAATACCGTTTCTCTGTAGTTGTTACCACCTTGTAATGTATAGCTAGTCTCGTTTTGATATTTAGTTGGTCTTACATTACCACCACCTTTAGATATTCTAACAAGTTCATCAAGTCCACCCATTAGACCATTGATCTGAACCTTTTGATTTTGATTGAATGCCTCTTGTCCTCTTAAAGCAGCTAGATCACTTCTAAGTTCTGTGTAATTTCTTTGAATACTGTTTTGGTCTCCACTCTGTATTGCTCTTTTTAAACCTTCTAAATTTCTTTTAATAGAAGGAAAAATTCTTGCAGCGACTGGACTTGTTTTTGAGAGATCATCTATTTGACTTGTCACACCTTTTAAAATGGTATCTACTTTTGGTGAAGTAAATACACCACCAAATTCAACTGGTTTTAATCTGTTAACAGGATTCATCTTAATCATGTTACCAATATCTTGAGCTGATAATTTTAAATTAAATCTTTTTGCTGCACCTATAAGTCCACCAGTAATGTTTCCAAAGTCATCAAAGGTTGCAAGGTTAGTATCAAAAAGTTCTTCCTTATTAATAGTAGCTTCTTTACCAGCAAACCTAGATCCTCTATCGTATGTAAATCTCTTGGGTCCTCTTTCTGTTCTTGTAGCGTTTTTACCAAAGACTTTGTAATTAACTTTTCTTGTAGATGTTAAATGATCAATCCATTCATCAGCTGAGTATTTTCCTGGTCCTTTTTTCATTACCCAATCATATGTAGACGAACCAAAAGCAGGTTGTCTTGATTCACCCATCAATAGATCATCAGTAATCTTACGTTCTACTTTGACAGGAAGTTGTGCATCTTGTTTAGCTAATGTTTTAGCTGGAAGTTGTTTAGATTCTTTTGTGTATGTGATTAATTTTTGAGTATCACCTGATACAGGATCAGTTTTTTTCTTTTTAAGAAATGATTGTATTCCTCTTTTGAAAAGTTCTTTGAGGGCCATGAACCCTCCTAGTACATTTTAGTAGGCTTATTTCTACCAAGTTTACATTTAACTTTTACAGACTTACCTTTGCTTGCCATGATAGGTCTTTGCATCATGCCACCACCCATTTTTTTGGCAGGTCTTTTTGTAAAAGGTTTTTTACCAGTTCTTTTCTCGTACATTTTTTCTAATGCTGCTTTACCAAGTAATGCTGCTCCTGCAACACCAGCTGCGATCTTACCTACTCTTGAAGCTTTGACAGCATTCATAGCTGCTCTACCACCAGCTAAAGCCATTCTTCTCGCTTCAAATTTTTTATTCTCAGCTTTTTCTTTAATGTCTTTCAAACCTTTTAAATATTTTTTGTATTTAGTAGCTTCACCCATGCCACCTTTATCGGCTTTAAACATTCCTCCACGTCTCATTACAGGACCTGCAATACCTGGTGTACCTAATTTTTGTTTTTTATACATTTCAATTATATTTTTACCAAAACCTGTAGATTTCATTGTGACATCTTGAGCATTTGCCGTAGCTGATTTTTTTTTACCCAATAATTTTTTTGCTCCTAATAATCCTGCGCCAAGTGCCAATAAACCAACTGAGGCTTTCATAACTTTACCTGGTTTCATTTTCTCGTCTTGTAAACCTTGTCCTCTGCCTTTAGCTTTTTCAGCTCTAAGCACTGCGAAATCTTTTGCATCAATTTTATTTGGTGGTGGAGCTTTAGCTGCAATCTTAGCTTGGCCGCCTGT